TACGACGATAATTTAGATTGTGTAGTCATAAGTAAAGACGGTACAATCGGAGATATATATGAGGTTCAAGGTCTTAAGATAGCAATACCTCAAACCCCTGAAAAAATAGATGGTCAAAAGCTAAAAGCTGAAGATCAAGTATTTATAAGAAGGGAAAGACCAGAATCTTTAAAAAGAATAAGATCAATACATGAATTTAAAAACCATCCAGAACAAACTAAAGAACAATACTATAAATATATTGATGTTGAGTTTAATCATAGGAATGATGGGTATTGGTTCATGTGCAACAGTGAACCGTGTTACATTACAGGGTCACACTATATGTACCTCAACTGGACAAAGATTGATGTGGGCGCGCCCGAGTTTAGACAGGCAAACAGAATATTCTATTACTTTTGGGAAGCCTGTAAGGCGGACTATAGGTGTTACGGAATGTGCTACCTCAAGAATAGACGGTCTGGCTTTAGCTTCATGGCATCATCAGAAACTGTTAATGTGGCTACGACGTCAAGAGACTCGAGGTTTGGTATATTATCAAAAACAGGTGCTGATGCGAAAAAAATGTTTACCGATAAAGTCGTACCGATCTCGGTAAATTATCCATTCTTTTTTAAGCCCATACAAGATGGTATGGAAAGACCGAAAACAGAGTTGTCTTATAAGTTACCATCAAGAAGATTAACCAGAAATTCTTTTAAAGAATCAGATGATGAATTATTAGGACAGGGTTTAGATACAACAATTGACTGGAAAAATACAGGAGATAATAGTTATGATGGAGAAAAACTAATACTATTAGTGCATGATGAATCTGGTAAATGGGAAAGACCTGATAACATATTAAACAACTGGAGAGTAACTAAAACTTGTTTAAGACTAGGCGCTAGAGTTGTTGGCAAATGTATGATGGGGTCTACATCTAACGCCTTAAATAAAGGTGGTGATAATTTTAAAAAATTATATTATAATTCAGATGTTGACAAACGAAATAAAAATGGACAGACTTCAAGTGGATTATATTCTTTGTTCATACCTATGGAATGGGGCTACGAAGGGTTCATTAATAAGTATGGATACCCTGTGTTCGAAACACCATCATCTCCGGTTGAAGGAATTGATGGAGGCCTCATTCGTGCGGGAGTTATTGAGCACTGGGAAAATGAGGTAGAAGGATTAAAGAATGATGCGGACGCATTAAACGAATACTATAGACAGTTTCCTAGAAGTGAAAAACACGCTTTTAGGGATGAAACATTACATTCTTTATTTAATTTAACAAAAATATACGAGCAAATAGATCATAACGAAGAAATGACTTCAAAAGGTTATGTTGCTCAAGGGAGTTTTTCTTGGAAAAACGGAATAAAAGATACAGAAGTAATTTGGACACCTACTAAAAACGGTAGATTTTTTGTTAGTTGGATACCTAAGTTAGAACTTAGAAATAACATTATTAAAAAAAATGGTATTAAATATCCTGGTAATATAGACTACGGCGCATTTGGTTGTGATAGTTATGATATTTCCGGTACTGTTGGGGGTGGTGGATCAAACGGAGCGTTGCATGGTTTAACAACTTTTTCAATGCAACCCGAGTTTCCGTCAAGCAAATTCTTTTTAGAATATGTTGCAAGACCCCAAACAGCAGAAGTTTTTTTTGAAGATGTACTTATGGCAATAGCATTTTATGGTATGCCAATACTTGCAGAAAATAACAAGCCAAGATTACTTTATCATTTAAAAAGAAGAGGGTATAGAGGTTTTTCTATGAACCGGCCTGATAAATTACGGGGTGCATTGTCTAAATCTGAAATAGAATTAGGTGGTATACCTAATACGTCAGAAGACATAAAGCAAGCTCACGCGGCTGCAATTGAATCATATATAGAAGAAAACGTTGGTAATCAAGAAGATAGCCACGGTAATATGCACTTTCAAAGAACATTGGAAGATTGGGCTAAATTTGATATATCAAAACGTACAGCTTATGATGCGTCTATTAGCAGCGGTTTAGCTATAATGGCTTGCAGAAAACATTTATATAAACCACGACAAGAAAGAACAACAAAAAAACTAAATTTTTCATTCTCTAAGTATAAGAATGAAGGCGATAGAAGTATGCTAATTAAATAAATATGGCAAAAACACAAAAAGATTATTCTATTTTTCCTAGCCAAGCGGTATCTGATTCTAAAAAAAGAAGTTCTGAATATGGATTAGAGGTAGCTAAAGCTATAGAACAGGAATGGTTTAATAAAGACAGGGGACAGGGCAAATACTATCAAACTAGAGACGAATTCCATAGACTTAGATTGTATGCTAGAGGCGAACAGTCTATTAGAAAATATAAAGACGAATTTGCAATTAACGGTGATTTATCTTACCTTAATTTAGATTGGAAGCCTGTACCTATTGTACCCAAGTTTATAGATATAGTTGTAAACGGAATGCAAGACAGGTTATTTTCTATTAAAGCTTTCGCTCAAGATTCAATTGCTACCGGCAAAAGAACAAAATACGTTGAAAGCGTACAAAGAGATTTAGCTGCTAAACAAATTCTTGCTGAAATTGAGGCGGAATTAGGTGTCGATGCTAGAAATATTCCAGAGTCCGAATTGCCCTCTAATACAGAGGAGCTAGAATTGTATATGCAATTAAATTATAAGCAAGGAATTGAAATTGCCCAAGAGCAAGCCATAAATAATATATTTCTTAGAAATAAATACGCTGAGCTAAAGAAAAGAACAGACTACGATAGAGCTGTTTTAGGAATTTCCGCAGTTAAGCATTCTTTTAATAATACAGATGGTATAAAATTAGACTACGTTGATCCTGCTAATTTAATTTGGTCTTACACTGAAGACCCTAACTTTGAAGACTGCTATTACTTCGGAGAAGTAAAAAGAATAAAAGTAAATGAATTAAAAAAGCAATTTCCTAGTTTAGCGGACGAAGAAATAAAAGATATAACTAGCAAAGGTTCCAATTACAGTAATAACTTTGACTACAATAATACTGATAACGACGATAATAATACGTTAACCGTTTTATATTTTAATTGGAAAACATTTGAAAAAAGTGTATATAAAATAAAAGAAACCTCTTCTGGTGCAGAAAAAGCAATTAAAAAAGATGATTCTTTTAACCCCCCAAAAGATAAAAGAACTAGATTTAAAAAGGTAGCGCAAGCTAGTGAAGTTCTTTTTGAAGGGGTATATTTATTGGGTAGCAATAAAATAATTAAATGGGAAAAGGCAACCAATATGGTGCGTCCTAGTTCCAACACTAATAAAGTGGTAATGAATTATATTGTTACCGCTCCAAGGATGTATAAGGGTAAAATTGATTCTCTTGTTTCAAAAATGACACCTTATGCTGATTTAATACAATTAACTCATTTAAAGCTTCAGCAATCAATTCAAAGAATGACCCCATCGGGAGTTTACATAGACGCTGATGGTTTAGCTGAGATTGATTTAGGTAATGGCACTAGCTATAATCCACAAGAAGCTTTAAACATGTACTTCCAAACTGGTTCAATAATAGGAAGATCGTTGACTGTAGATGGAGACCCTAACCCCGGTAAAGTTCCTATTCAAGAGCTACCTGGAGGTGGCGGTAATCAAGTGCAATTATTAATTGGTGCATATAACCAATATTTGCAAATGATAAGAGATATAACCGGACTAAATGAAGCTAGAGATGGTTCTGATCCGGATCCAAAGTCATTAGTAGGGGTTCAAAAACTAGCAGCTGCTAATAGTAATACAGCTACTAGACATTTGATAGAAAGCAGTATGTATACAACACTTACTTTAGCAGAAGCTATATCTTTAAGATTTAAAGATGTGCTAGAATTTCATCCTGCTAAAAAAGCTTTTATTGGTGGCTTAGGCAAATTTACAGTGGGCAGCCTAGAAGAACTTAAAAATTTAAATTCACATGATTTTGGTATATTCTTAGAGCTAGAGCCTGACGAAGAAGAAAAACAACTTTTAGAAGCTAACATACAAATGGCTCTTTCTCAAAGTAGTATATTTTTAGAAGATGCAATCGATATAAGGCAGGTAAACAATATAAAACTCGCTAATCAGCTTCTTAAGTTTAGAAGAATAAAAAAACAAAATACTGATCAACAAACAGCTCAAGCAGCATCAGTTGCTCAAGCAGAAGCGCAGGGACAAGCCCAAATACAAATAGAAGAGGCTAAAGCTCAAGCCGAACAGATTAAAACAGAATCTAAAATACAGGTTTCAAATGCTGAAAATGAATTTAGTATTAAAAAGCTGGAAGTAGAGGCTAAAACTAAAAGAGAATTGATGCAATTTGAATATGATCTTAATGTTCAATTAAAAAGATTAGAACTTGAAGCTCAGAAAGAATTAGCAGATAAGCAGTCAGAAGTGCAAGAAAGAATTGCTGATAAAAAAATCAGCTCTTCTAGTATATCTGGCCCACCTAAAACAGAAAAACCAAAAAAATCATTTGAATCAAAGGGCAATGATGTTTTAGGCGGTATTGATTTATCTAGGTTTGAACCTAAGTAACAGTAAATTATTATATTATATTATATTATGGAAGAAAAAATTGAAGTAAACGTAGTTGAACCAAATCAAGAGGTTTCAGCACAAGAAAAAGAAGCCGCCGTGCTAGAACAAGCAGTAGAAAGCGGTGAAGTTGATTCTAATTATGGGTTTCAAGACGACGGGGTATACCGCGTAAATGTTGATGCCCCTCCAAAACAAGAAGGAAATGCCGTTCAAAAGCAAAGCGCAGATGAAGTATCTGTACGCGACGAACCCAAAGCTAGCGAAGAAGTTCAAAAACAAAACGAGCAAGAGCAAGTTGAAGAGTCTGCCGAAGAAGTTAAAGAAGAAGCGCTAGAGCTTGTAGAGGATGTTGTAGAAGAACAACCTCAAAAAGAAGAAAAAATTGTTGAGCAAGAAATAAAAAAAGAAATAGCTCAACCTCAAGAACAAATAGAATACCCTGAGGATATTCAAAAGCTAATTAGCTTTATGGAAGAAACGAATGGTTCTTTAGAAGATTATGTTAATCTTAATAAAGACTATTCTGAAACAAAGCCAACAGATTTAGTATATGAATATTACAGAAAAACAAAACCTCATTTAGACGAAAGCGATATTTCGTTCATGATTCAAAACAAATTTGGTTATGACGAAGAAGTTGCCGAAGACCATGAGGTAAAAGCTAAGCAATTAGCTTTTAAAGAAGAAGTGTATAACGCTCAAAAGCACTTTGAGGGCTCTAAAAAGGAATATTATGCTGATCTTAAGTTAAGAAAGCAAAACGATGTTCCTGAGGAATACGAAAAAGCTTTTGAATATTACAAACAACAGCAATCTGAAAAAGATGACTGGACAAAACAACAAAAAGTTTTTTTAGAAAAAACAGAAAAAGTTTTTAATGATGATTTTAAAGGATTTGATTTTCAAGTTGAAGACAAAAAATTTAGATTTAAAATTGACAATAAACAAAAAATAAAAGAATATCAATCTGATCTAAAAAACTTTATAAACGAATTTATCAGCGAAGACGGTACTTTGGGTGATGCTAGTAGCTATCACAAAGCGTTGTTTGCTGGAAGAAATGCAGATAAAATTGCTTCCCACTTTTACGAGCAAGGCCGTGCCGATGCTATAAAGTCTCAAGTTAAGGAATCAAAAAATATTGACATGACTCCTCGCATTGATAATTCCGTTATTACCACAGACTCTGGTGATAAAATACGTGTTGTTTCAGGAAATTCATCTGACAAATTGCGCATAAAATGGAATAAATAATTTTTAAAATTTAAAAAATGGCTTTTACAAGTGGAATACCAGCAGCTTTGCAACCAACTCAAAGCAAAGCTCTTTATACTGGTAACTATATTGATTTTACAGACAGCTCATTCAACCAATGGGCTCAACAATTTTTACCTGATGTGTACGAACAAGAAGTAGAGAGATACGGAAATCGCTCTATTGGATCTTTCCTTCGTATGGTATCAGCGGAGATGCCTTCTACTTCAGATCAAATTATTTGGACTGAGCAGGGTAGATTGCACACAAGATATGCAAATATCATTTATTTAAGTAATGCCGGCACAATGCCTACTACAGGAACTACTCCTGCCGCGGCTAATGCTGTAACTACAGGCGGTAACGTTGGAAACTTTTTTGTTCCAACCGCGCAACCAACAAGTTTAGGTGTTACTTCTCAAGGAACTACTGCTGTTAATTTCCGTAAAGGACAAACAGTAATGATTCAAGCTCAATCTTCAGCTACTTCAGCTGTAGGTGGAACTGGAGCAATGATAAAAGGTATCGTAACTAATGTAAGCGGACAATATTTCCAAGTTAAATCTCTTGGTGGTGTTCCTGCGATTACAACTGCACAAAGATTTACAGCTCTTGCCTATGGATCTGAATTTGCAAAAGGAACTGGTAACTTTAACGAAAAACTAGATCCTAGCTACGCTACATTTACTAATTCTCCTATTATTCTTAAGGAGCACTATTCAATTAATGGTTCTGACACTGCTCAGATCGGTTGGATTGAAGTTACTTCTGAAAATGGGGCTTCTGGATATCTATGGTATTTGAAGTCTGAGCACGAAAACAGACTACGTTGGGAAGACTATCTAGAAATGTCTATGGTTGAAGGCGTTAAGCAATTGAACACCGGAGCTACCTTGGATTTTTATGATTCAAATATTACAGCTACCGCTAGAGGTACTGAAGGTTTCTTTGAAGCTATTGAAGCAAGAGGTAATGTATACTCTGACTTTGGTGCGCAAGTTTCTGGTGGTGCTCTAACGGATTTTGATGCTGTACTTAAGCAACTAGACAAGCAGGGCGCTATTGAAGAAAATATGCTTTTCTTAGGAAGAGATCTTTCTTTAGAAATTGATGATATTCTTGCACAACAAAATGGTGGATATTCTGGAGGTACTTCTTTCGGTGTATTTAACAACAGCGAGGATATGGCTCTTAATCTAGGATTTACTGGATACAGAAGAGGTTCTTATGATTTTTACAAAACTGACTGGAAATATCTAAATGATTTTTCAACAAGAGGTGGCTTTGGAGACATTGAGGGTGTACTAGTTCCTGCTGGTACTTCAACAGTTTACGACCAAAATCTTGGAAAAAACATTAAAAGACCTTTCCTACACGTAAGATATAGAGCTTCTGAAACTGAAAACAGAAAAATGAAATCTTGGGTTACTGGATCTGTAGGTGGCGCTTCTTCATCTCCAATTGATGAAATGAGAATGCACTATCTATCTGAAAGATGTTTAATTGTACAAGGTGCTAATAACTTTGTATTATTTAAAGCATAGTAATTAATAGAGGACGGGTGGTTTCGGCCACCCTAACCTCTTTTTATTTTTATTATATTATATTATGAATGCACAAACAAAAAAAAGAGTATCTGATCCTGAAAAAGGATGGGAAATAAAAGATAGAGTTTATATTTTATCACAAAATAGATCACCAATAAGTTGGACAATACAGTCTAAGCATACAGTAAGAAAACCTTTGTTTTGGTTTGATGAAAATACAGGTGAAAATAAAGAAATAAGATATGCTACTAACCAAAGGTCTTTATTTGTAAGTGACCAAGACGGTTACGTTACATTAGGGCATGTTACATTTTTAGATGGTGTTTTAGAAGTGCCAAGGCAACAACAGCCCTTGCAGAAGCTTTTATCAATATATCATCCAAATGCAGGCAGTCTTTGGAGCGAAATTGATGAAGTTGCGGAAGCAGCTGATGAAATTGAAAGCTTAGAGTTAGAGCTCGAAGCTTTAAATTTAGTTAAAACGCTAGATATTGAACATTTAGAAGCTATCATGAGAACTGAATTGGGTTCAGCTGTAACGGGTATGACATCTAAAGAACTCAAAAGAGACGCTTATAGATTTGCTCAAAATGAGCCTGAATTATTTATTGAAATATCTCAAGATGAGGATATAAAATTAAGAAACCTTGCTAATAGAGCTGTTGAAATGGGTATATTAAACCTAACTGATGACGGAACTGTATTCAAATTAGCAAATGGTAAAAAGGTAATGACAGTGCCTTTTGATCAACATCCATATGGCGCATTAGCGGCATACTTTAAAACAGATGAAGGTGTTGATTTAATGAAGTCTATTATGAAAAAAATTTCGTAGTATAAAGGGTGTAGAGTGAGAAATCAACTCTATACTCACTAATTAATAAATCAAACATGGTAAATATAAACGAGGTATACCAAATTGTATTAACTATCGCTAATAAAGATAATAGAGGCTATATAACGCCTGAAGAATTTAATAATTTAGCAGACATAGGGCAGAATGAGATATTTGAAGCTTATTTTGCAAAACAAGCTAGTTATGAGCTTAGCGCAAATTTAGAAAGTGATTTTTCCGATCCTAATTTAAGTTTAGCTGAAAAAATAAATGTTTTTTATAGCGATAGCAATTTGTCTTTAGCTAATGGTTTATATTCATTCCCATCTGATTTTTACAAGCTAGGTGTTGTTCGCGTTAATAATTCAGAAGCTGATTTTGCTTCACACAAAGAAATTAAGTTTATCACAGCCTCCCCTCTTACATACCCTGTTGCAACTCAACCTGTATATACTATAAACGGAAACGCTATTAAGGTGTATCCTGTAACAATAAATAGCGGAGTAAGCATAGAGTATTTAAAGAAACCGAATAAGCCTAAATGGGGTTATTTAATGCCTACAGCGTCCCAGATTGCCTCCGGCATTCCTAACAAGCCAATATATGATTCAACTGTTTTTAATCCGTCTACGGACGATTATTCAGCTACAGCGAAATCATTAAATTTTGAATTACACCCGTCGGAAAAAACAAATATAGTTTACAAAATATTAACATTAGCAGGTGTAGTTATAAAACAAGCTGATGTTTCTGGAATAGGTCAAGCAAAAGAACAACAAATACAAGCAACTGAACAATAATGGCAATATCAAGAAAACCTTTAGACGTAGATAATTACTCCTCCTTAGAGGGCGGAACGGGTACAGCGGTCTCTGGCTATTATAGCAGGGTGCATTTGAATGATATAATAAATAATTTTATTATTGCATATATAGGAGACGGAAAAGTTTTGTCAAAAGTACCTAGATATGAAGTTGCTTTTTGGGCTCAAAGATCTGTACAGGAATTCAGTTATGATATATTCCATGCAGAAAAAAATTTAGAAATTGAATTGAGCTCTACACTACAAATTTCTTTACCCTCTGACTACGTAAATTATGTTGAAATAGCATATGTAGATGGCAGCGGTAATCACAGGCCTATTCAAAATTCAAAACATTCAAAGCCTACAAAAGCAGTTGCTCAAGATAATGACTTTAAATATATATATGATCAAGAAGGCAATTTAACATTTAGCGAAAAATCCGAAACTGCAGATAGATTTCAAAAATCTAAAATTGATTTACATAAAAAAGATTTTGAAAATTACTTTGATGGATATTATGATGATGAAAGCGTAACTGCATACGGCAGACGATATGGTTCAGACCCTCAAACGCAGAATGACAATGGCACATATTTATTAGATTTAGAAGCCGGCAAAATATATTTTGATTCTTTATTTAGTGAAGGTGACTTAATATCTTTACAATATATTTCTGACGGGCTTGGTAATAATGGTAATTTTGATAATGTACTAGTCCCTAAGTTGGCTGAAGACGCTGTATACGCTAACATGCTTTACAACCTTTCTAAACTTAGAACAGCCTCCGCGGGAGCAGCACCTTTGTATAAAAAAGAAGCAGCTGCTAAAATGCGAAATGCTAAAATTAGATTAAGTAATTTAAAACTTGATGAATTAACGCAAGTTCTTAGAGGTAAATCAAAGTGGATTAAACACTAGAATATATGCCAGAAATTAAAAGATTGTTTAACGCGAGCAAAATGAATCGCGATTTAGACGATAAAATGCTACAACCCGGTGAATATCGAGAAGCATTAAATATAAATGTAAGTAAGTCTGAAAGCTCAGATATTGGGGCTGTAGAAAATATATTAGGTAACGAGCTTATAGTGGACACAGCACTATCTAATGCAAAAAAAATAGGTGAGTACAGGGACAACGGAAATGATAGAATATATTATTTTATAACTAATAATAATTCTTACAATGAAATAAACTCCGGAAATCATCAAATAATTGAGTACAATCAAAAAGCAAATAAATCTACAATAATAGTTAATAGCGCCGCGTTAAATTTTCATCAAAAATATCCTATAACGGGCATTAACTTAGTTGATGAACTTTTGTTTTTTACGGATGATAGAAATCCTCCTAGAAAAATAAATGTTGAAACAGCTAGAAGTACGCCGGGTAGATATAATTTAGCGGCAAACATAGATGACGTAATTTCTGTTGCTAGATATGCTCCTTATGAATCCGCATCAATTGTAGGAGTTTCAAATTTAGATGAGCAAGGCAACCCTATTACATCAAATTTTTTAGAAAATAAATTAATTAGGTTTTCATATAGATATAAATTTGAAGACGGCGAATATAGTATATTAGCCCCTTTTACCCCTATTTGTTTTTCAAGATTAGGTAATGCAGATACAATATCTACAGATATAAATGATTTTGGAGAAATTGAAACTTTTGTTAATGCAATAAAATCTGTTCAGCTTTCAGTTCCTACCCCTCAAGGGCTTGCAATTGATAAAGTTGAACTTATATACAAAGAAACCGGAAGTGGAGCTTTATATGTGGTTGAAAGTAAAGTATTAACGTCGGAAACAAATGTAAACTTTTTTTACAAATCGCAAGATCCGTTTAAAACGCTTCCATCTGACCAATTAACAAGGGTGGCAGACGCTGTTCCAAGAGTAGCTAAGTCTCAAGAGTTGGCTGGCGGAAGGTTAGTATACGGTAATTATTTACAAAATTTTAATATACCCGATGTGTCTTTTACGGTTTCAAGGACCGGCGAAACTTCAGCCAGGTATACAGAGCTAGACAGTAATATGTCAGTTAAGTCTAGAAGAACATATCAAGTTGGTATAGTGCTAGCGGATAAGTTTGGAAGACAAACTCCAGTATTATTATCAGAAACAGGTGGAGATACTGTTTTTATTGATGCCGCAACAGGGGAGGCTGATAGCACAAGCGTTTTTAATTCTTTGCGTAT